GTCAATCTCTACGTCCATGGCTGAGTCCCACGAACGCGGATCAATCGGCACCCACTGATTGCGCAGGCGCACCACTCGTGGGCGGTCTTGGTTTTCTACGACCAGCTTGAGAATGCCCTTGAACAGGGCGCGCATCCCGGTTTCAGCGAAAATCCGGGCAATCAGCTCAAGATGCTGCTGCGCAGCCGTAACGGTCGCGGCCACCGCCGCACGAGTGGTGCTCTGCAAGGCGCCCGCATCAAGGCCCATTGCGGCCTTGGACATACCTGTACGGTTCTCGCGAACGCTATCAAGGTATTCGAGCATCGGAAAAGCAGCTTGGCCGACGAACGGCACCGAGAACGGCTGCACCGCTCCGGCTTGACGCATACGAATGACGCCGCCAACTTCGGTGTTGAGCACGTCGTCCATGTTGGCCTGACCCTCAACGACGCCCACCCGTGGGTGAATGGCGAGCGAGAGCGAGTCCATCATGTTGCGCATAATGGCCGACTTGATGCGCTGCAAGTCTGCGGTCATGTCAAAGGTTGACATACCGATCAGCGCGTGCGGCTCTGGGTCTGGACAGAAAAGAGCGAACGGTGCTTGCGAGCACGGCTCGTTCGATACCATCTTGTACGACGGGCCAATGGTGCAAATCTTGCGAAGCTCAGAGATGCCGTCCTTGTCGTAATCGACGCGGACATACGCCTCACAGTAGAGCACTCGTTTGTCATCCTGCGTGCCACCGGGGCCGTAGGATTGCGCATACGGGTTACGCGCTAAATACTCGTCGTTCGTGTCGAGTTCATAGACGCCCATCTGCTCCTGCACTTCCTCTTCGTTGTAGCCCAAAGCCACAAGATCAGAGACGCGCATCATGCGACGATGGGCCACGAGCGTGGCATCCTCAACCGAGCGAGCACGACGGTCGATCAGAAACTCTTCTGGCGGCACCGCCTCAACGCGGACGCGGCCATCTTTGTACTGGCGCTTGAGTTCGACTTCGTAAATCTTTGGCGCCTGCGGCGGCAAGCCCGTCATCGGGTCAACCATAATCGGCTGCCCAGTCTGCGGGTCTTTTGGCGGCTGCCAAGAAGGGTCGTCCATGGAAGCAATCGCGCTGCCCACCACATCCTTCTCCGACAAGAGCAGCGTCAGCGCGGCTTCGTCAAGCCCGGTGTAGAACTCGGTCTTAACCTCAACCTTTTCTTCCCAAACGTACTTAGCGATACCAAGCGCACCGCGCAGCGCGTCCTTGAATACCGAGTGGCAAACAAGGAAACCGTTGTTGTCGTTCGTGAAAATGTAATTGATGTAATCGGTCGCCTGATCGGCAACCGGGATATCCTCAACATTGCGCGGCGTGAACTGAACGATCTTCTTTGAACCAAAAAAGACCTTCATCAACGACGGCATGATGCCGGCGATGGTGTCGCGAACGTCGGTCGATACAACCTGCGAGCGGCCCTCTTCCTCGTTTCCAAACGGCTCGCCGCGATAATACTGAATGGCACGGGCACGAACCGGCGACAACTCCGCGTCGATAAACGACGTGGCGTCGGTCAGTTCTGTGCCAACGAGTGCCTCAAGATCGGGCTCGGACATCATGTCCGCCATGCCGATCTCGGCCTCGCTCTGCTCAATGAGTGAACCTTTAGTGTCTTGCATAAAACCGGCACCCGTGCCGAAGTTGTTTCTCTCCTATTGTCAAACGAAAAGCGAGGCAATCTGGGTCGGCGTTAGCTTAACCAGCCATGCTTCGCGATCCTTGACACCAAAAGATAGGATGAAGTACCCCCTGTGCTCGACAATACCGGCACAGAACTCAATTTGCTGACCCTTGAAGTAAAATTCTCGCCCTGCCCGTACCGGCTCAATGTTGTCATTGTAGGCGACAAGGCGGTGGGCGTAATGCACCCGGTTCTTGACCTTGCGGCGCTGATGGACGACCCCCAACCACTCGCCGCCATAGGGGATGACCTGTGAGCCGCCTGACCATCCTTGCAGGGCAGGGAAGGCGCCTAGCCATAACTTGCGGCGGGTTGGGGTGATTTCGTAAGACTCTGCCGGATGGTGCGAGTAAATGAACGCTAATTGCGAGTCCTTGACTCGCGGCATCCAGTTCTTCTCCATCTCGCGGCCATGCGGGCTGTGCAAAAACTCAAGACCGTCCACGAGAGTCTTGTCCAGCTTGGCAAGCGCCATCGTGGTTCGCACCCGAGGGCCGTGGTGTAGCGCGGAGCAGGTGAAATACCAGCGACCGTCGAACCAAAATAGCCGCGCATCCTCAAGGCCGTCTCGCGCCGGCACTCGAGTATGGCGCACGGTCAGATCGTCCACCCAATCAACCGACTTTTGCTTGGCGTTAGAGTCTAGGGTGACGAAATAGTTGCGCGTATTCGGCGACGGATCGCCACGGAACCAGATGCCATCTTCTTCGCCTAGTTCATAGTTCACCGTGCGCAGCAAACACGCCAACTTCCCGTTTCCATCTTTGGCGATGGACGGGTTGCACGGTAAATACTTCTCCGACTCCGGCACCGTGAGGCGCACGAAGGCGTCAGCCGGTAGATGGTTACCTAAAACTAAGCCGCTTTCGGCGGGGAAGGCGGCTTCGGGTCTTTCGGCTCCGGCGCTTTCTTGGGCTCCGGCTTCGGTGGCGACTTCTTGTCGAGGCGCTTTTGGAACAGAGCGACGTCGCTTGGTTTGAGCATTCATCATCTCCTCACATGTGAATCGTTGAGGGCATCGGCACGGCCAGGTCTTGCGTGGCCTGCGATACCAGTGGCGGGACGGCGGTTAAAACTCGCAAATGCGGCAGAGCGTACCACTCGAGCAGTATATCCACCGGGGTATTGGCCGGTTTTGTGTACTGCTGCAGCGTCGGAATCGCACGGCGGCGGTGCCAGATCGCGGCGGTACAGAGCGGGTACTTGATGTCCCACAAATTCGTGGACTCTTTCTTGCCCGGTTTATCGGTCGTGCAACAGGAGTTCAAGTACACGAGGTCGCACCAATGCGGTATCTCCTCGCGAATCTGCGCAAAGCGTTCGTTAAAGTTATCTGGAAGAATGAAATCATCCTCAAAGATCACGAACTCCGGGTGCCCCTCTCGCCACGCGATCTGCCACGCGATGTGCCATGACAAGACAAGGCAAGTCGCGCCACGGGTGACGTAGTAATCCGTGTGCATCGGAATCTCTGACTTGACCTGCATGGTCTTGCCGAAGATGCCATAAATAAAATCCAACTCAATGCCGGCCTTGGCGGCTTGTGCTCGAGCGTGTTCGGTGCGCTCGGGGGTTTCGGCGAGGGTGATGCAGTAATACTTCACTTGATCCCCTGTACTCCACGGCCCTTGCCAATGGCGAACTTGCCGGATCGCTTGACGGCAACATCCTGCAGCCGGAACTCGTCGCAGAATTCCTCGACGGCGCGAGTGACACCGGGCCACGCAAGGTAATCGTCGCCGAATAGAATCCCACCATCACGCAGCAGCGGCCAGTAATTGCGCAGGTCAGACTTGCAGTCTTCGTAGTCGTGCGAGCCGTCGATGTAAATCACGTCTGCCAGAATTTTTTTCTCGGCCACGACACGCGCTGCGATGGAGGCGGGAAGGGGGAGGGGTATGACGCGATCCTCCAGCCCTAGATGCTTCATGTTGGAAACGAACAATTGATGCAACTTAGGGTAGCCGGCCTCCAAGCGCAGCGCCTCATGCAGCCATTTGTTCTCGCCGTCGTGGCGGTCGTAGTTCTCAAGCGAGCCCAGCCATGTGTCGATGCAAAGCAAGGTCGCGTCTAGCTCAAGGCGCTTGCAGATCGCCATGATGTTTGCGGCAGAGCGACCCTTCCACGAGCCGACCTCGATAATCGTGGTCGGGCGCACGGCCTCAATGACCTGCTCGAACATCGGGTCATCTGAGCCCCAGCCCTGCAAGTCGTGCTCAACGAGCTTTGCGCCTTGGTACGGGTTGACCAAAAAGAAATCACGCCAGTTCATACCACCCCTCGAATCTGTCTCTTGACGGGCTTGGCCCAAGTGGGCGCATAGGCTCCGCCGCCGGTTGCCGCCTCGCTCGCGAACGTCAGCACGAAGGCGTCGGCGACGTCGGGTGACGCAAGACCTCGGCGCTTCATGTCGTCCTTGCTCTCGAGCTTGAGTTTGCCGTTGCTCATAAACGAATAGCGCGGCGAGGATAATTCATTCACGAGGCGCTCGTCACGCGGTAGTTTGCAATCCTTGGCCTCAAGCCACGCCTTGGCCTTGCTCCATAACTCGGCGCGAAGGTTGGCGAACTGCCCCTTAAAGGCTGGTGACTCGCCGACGTTGATGCCGCGGGCGGGCAACTTCAACTCCCGTAATCGATCGACTACACCTGCGCCCAAGCCGATGCTGTCCACGAGGATTTCGGCGGGGCGGTCTTTGGGGTCGGTCGATTCCCACTCGTGCATGATCGCGCCGGTTAGCGACATGAGGTCAAGATTCTTCCACGTCTTGACGGGGCCGAGCACCACGTTCGACTGCCGCTTGCATAGCGCCGAGGAGTCGGTGCCGTAGCGAGCCACGTCCAAGCCCCATAGGATCGGGGCGGAGGGGTTCTGCACTACGTCACGGTCGATGGCGCTCTGGGCCAACTCGAGGCCGATCAGCGTGTCGTCGTCGGCGACTGGGAACTCGCCGAGCACGCGCACCCGATAGGCGTTTGACCCTTCGCCGTAGCGGCTTGCCATTTCCGAGACGTAATCGTTGGAGACGCGGGGCGAGTCGAGGCAACTGACGTGCAAGTTTCTCCACTCGGACGACAGGCGGTGGAAGGTGTCGTAGAAGTAGCCGCTGGTACGGGTTGGGTTGCCGAGCAACAGAGTTGTGGCGTTATGGCCGGACATACTGCCGCCGGCAGATTCGAACACGGCCTCGGATACGCCGGGGGCTTCGTCCACGACCAGCAGCACGAACTCGGCGTGAATACCCTGCAGGGCGTCGGGCTGCTCGGCGCGGCTGGTGCGGGCGGAGATGAACGCCTCCTCGGGGCTGGCTTTAAGTTCAATTCGGTCGGACTTGATCTCGAGCAGGTCCGCCACGGCGGGGGGTAGGAGCTTCGCCCAGCGGCGGCATTCGCCGAATAGGGCGTCGAATAACTGGCTGGCCGTTGGCGCTGTGACCACGACCTTGACCGGGACGCGGGTAAGCATGAACCAGAGCATGGCCCACGAGGCGACGGTGGACTTCCCGGTTCCGTGGCCCGAGCGGACGCTGATCTTTCGCTCATTCGCAGCCAGAAGCTCTAGGAGGCGCTTTTGCCATGGGTCTGGGGTCACCCCTAGCACTTCCTCCACGAATGCCACTGGAGCCTTGTGGTAGCGTTTTACGAAATCAAAGTACGGGTTCTGCATTTTTTTAATTCGGTAGGTGTGGGGTTACGCCAGCGCCGGCCCCCCGGCAGGGTGGCACCCCGGGGGGGGTCGAAAACCGGAAATCCTACGGAAATCAACAAGTTACTCACGCGCTATCCGCCTGATGGACAACTTTACATAATGGGTATTATACGCACTTACTTTGATAACTCCTTGCGAATCAACGACTTGCGCGATCCGTCGTTTTGCGCCGTGCATAGAATCCGCGAGAGTGCGCATAAAATGCAGTGTTATGTTATAACATAACGTCATTCTGAAGACTCGCGCACGGACGAATCCGTGTCTCGCGACGTGTCGCGAGTCAGCTTTTCGGGCTCAACCACGCTCACCGTTTTCATCAGGTTACGCACGGCTTCTAGATGCAGCGCAGTCGTATCCGTTACTTCCACCTTCGCCTGCATCTTGTCGCCATACGTCTGCATATCAAGACGCGACGCGACCCACTTGCGAATATCAGCCGCGGCTCTCGCCGCATGAGGATCAATCTGCGCATCCTCGACGCTGTTGGCGAGCTTCTCCATTCGCTCGACGTGCCATTGAGCTCGAGCATAACGAGCCGCCAGGACCGCGGCCTTTCGTTCCTCGTTATCAAACAGGAACCGATGCAGCCTCCCGTAAGGAATCTGGTTAGCGAGCGCAAACTCGGTAAGACTTCCGCCAGTCGAGACGTACTCGCAGATTTCCTTCATAAACTCTGGATTGTTGAGGATCGCGATCGCTCGATCGCGCTTCTCTCGTTTCTGTGGTGATCCTGCCATCAGTCGTCGCTCACATGAACATAAGTGGTCACGTCTTCCCAGTCCTGGTCGTAACCTTCCAAGGCCACCACGTCAAAGTTGCTATACGTCTTTTTCGGTCGCTGCTGGTTCTCTTCGAGGTGAGACTTCTTCACGCCCTTGATTGGTCTGTTCTTGATCTCGTCGGCATAAACTCGCTTCCAGACGCGTTCGCTGGTGGAGAAGCGCAGACCACACGTCATACACTCTCTGCGTCGTCTCGCCTCGGTCGGAAACTGGTAGACCTTCACGACCTCGCTCGGTTTCCCGCACTTTGGACATTTCACGCTATCGCTCCGGCAGTTCTTTCTTTGCGAGCTTCAGCCATTCATCCAAAGGCTGGATCACGAGGAACTCACGCTTATCGCCACGGCAGATGACAACCGGCACGTCATAGCCGGCGCAAGCCGCCTTTACTTGGTCTATCCATTCGTACACCGCAATTGACTTGCGGCGCTTTACCTCTATGACGAACTGGGCGAGGCGAATATCCGCCCCGCCATCTCTAGCTTGCCCAAGTTCACGCTTGACGACCCAGCCAGTCTGCTTCGCTATCTCGTCGCAGACTTCACGCTCGGTCTCAGCACCCCGCTGTCTCTGTCGTTTGCCCATGTCATCACCATGATGCCGTAATCCTGCCCAAGTCTACAGCATGGCACAGATCAGAAATCAAGGGCTGCAGTTTCCTGCGCATCATCTTGCTCGTCACTCGTTGCTGTCTTCGTATGACAGCATGACGCCAGTAATACTCTCGGTGATATTCTTTGCGTGACTTCCTCGGCTTCGATTCCCATCCATCAGGCTGCCTTGCAAGGTCAACCGCCTCTGCAACAATCGAGCGCACTTGGTTGGACTCAATAGTGCGAGCAGACATCTCTGAAATCTGCTCGACCGTGTATTGCTTCTTGCGATGCGCAGACTTGTGCCAGGTGTGTGGCAAGCCACCCGTATTAGCGACCCCGCAGATTGGACAGTTCTTTCTCATCGCCAATCCTCTGCGTCAGACTTCCAATCGTAAATCTTGTTTCTCTTCGGAGGGTCTCCGTATTTAGCTTCCTCAGCCGCGGCGCTCGCCTTCTCGAACGTGTCAAAGACGCCAAGGTTCTTAGGGATCACCCTGCCATCAGCGCCACGCCGCCACAGGACGAACTCCTGCTTCCCGCCAATCGTCTGTCCCCGGATACTGAACCGACGACACGCCGAGGTCTTACCCCAGAAGTCGGAGTCCTCCCACGACAACGGCCCGGTCAGGTTCAGGCTGGCCTGACTAGCCATCGACCCACCCCGGCTTCTTGCCTACCTCACCAGCTTGGTCTTGGTAGTGGACTAACTTACCCCCGAACTGCTCTTGGAACGTCTTGAGCACCGAGAAGTCATCCGGCCCCATCACGTCGAGCATTCTCTGTGCTAGTTGCGTGGACGCAACAGGTGTGGATAACTTCATACGACTATCTGCACCAAACTTGTGTTGCTGGAGTAACCTTTTCTTTCTCACATTCCTCTCCCATCGTGGTCAAAATCTATGGTCAAAAGTCAAAACCCTAAAGGGTTTTTTGACTTTTTTGACCGCATAGACGGTAAACTTCGGTCAAAATTTGACCGTTTTTGACTTTTTGACCGCTCACTTTAAGCCCTCCTCGGACAGCCTAAAGCCTCCGATGGTGCTCGTCAGAAACGGACTCATCGCCATCGCTTCGACCGCCTTGTGGACAGATTGCTTGCTCTGACCGCACTCCTTCCCAACTTGGCGCAGGTCCGCCATGGTCCAAATGATGGGCGACTCTGACCCCTTCTGCCTCGCTCTGAGCGCCTCGAGGATCACCTTCTGGACCTTTCCCGCCGGCTCCACGCGCCGGGTCGCGACAATCGTATCGGCGTTGCGCATGACCAGCGACTTGACCGGCTCGCCGTACCGATCCACACGCCCAAGGCTGACCTCGACCGCCTCGTACCCGAGCGGCGCAAGGCTCGCCGTATCCTTGAACCGCTCACGGGTCACGGTCACGCCCATGGCCTGAGCATCTGGCCGCTGGACGATGTACTCCGCGTCAGGGTTAGCCATCAGCGCGCTCGCCCCTCGCGGACGCTTCGCGTCACCGTGGCCGGAATGTGCCACGAGCAGCACGGTTGCCGTGTACCGCTCCCGCAACCCTATTGTGAGCTTGGACAGATACTCCGCGACCTCTTGGTTGCTGTTCTCATCTAGCCCCGCGCTGAACTTGCTGAACGTGTCCACGATCACGAGCGCAGGCCGTATGCCCGCCTCGTCGATGCCCTGCTGCAGCATCAGCATCTCTTCCTCGGCGTTAAGGTTTGCGACGGACTCGAGCGCCATGAGCTTCAGTTCCTCAAGGTCGCGCCCCTTACCGTGCTCCTGCATCCACGCCTCGACGCGACGTCCCAGACCAGCGCCTTCGCCGGATAGGATCACGACCGGGTTATCTGCGACCGCGATGCGCATGGCCCAGTCCAAGGCGATAAATGACTTGAAGCTGGCGCGTGGCCCTGCCAGCACCGCGAGCACGTTCGCCTCGATCACGTTATGGATC